ATATAAAAATGATAACGAGTACACAAGACCCAAATTATTGGGATACGTTGACTGAGGCATCGAAAAAAACATGGAGCAATTACATGATACATAGATTTTTATCAATGCGTCACGAGTGGATAGACCTAATATCAGAGTTACAACCATACACACAAGCATTAGATCCAGAGGTATTATATAAGGTATACATTGGATTGATACCAAAAGGTAGGTATTACTTGAAATATGTAAAGGGTAAAGGTGATTCAAAATTTGAATCGTGGTTAATAGACTTGATTAAAGTAGATTATCAATGTTCAATCAGAGAAGCAACCGATTACGTAGAAATACTATATGCCACACTTGAAGGACGAGAACACATAAAATATGTATGTGAGAAATATGGAATTGATCCTAAACAGATAACGAAATTGAAACTTAAATTACCAAAGAAATGATACACAAATTTGAAATAGGTGAAAAAGCCTACAAACCAAAAGGTTATGAATTTCCATGTACAATAGTTTCGGTATTCGTAACATCAAAAGGTGATGTTAGAGTAGTTGGTGAAATGGTTGGGTATGGATTACTTCATATTTTCAATGAAAATCAATTAGAACTAGAATAATGGATATAAAAATTTGTAAAACATGTAACGGAACTGGTGAAACCAGTCATGACGTTGGCACTCATAATAGTGAATACGTTATTGAAAAATGTAAACGGTGTAACGGTACAGGTCGTGTGATTCACCTTGAATATTCGAGTGAAATTCCATATGAGGATAAATCGTTTGGATATTTATCTGAATATTATAAAGCTGATAGTAAGATAATTAAATTATTACGAGAGTTACAATCCTTTTATAAAAAATTAGGATAATCCAAAAAAATGTTGTATATTAGTAATATAAATAAAAAATAAAGAAAATGAATTATAGTACATATGTAGATGTCGATGTTGATGTTGACGAATTTTTGGATAATTGTAGTGATTATGATATCACAGACATAATAGAATGGTTAACAGATGAGGGACATTTAGAAAAAGGAACGGTACTTCGTAACGCAAATGATACGATATGGAACGATGAGATACGAAAATTATACGATGCAACTCATTTATTAACATCAGAGGAAGAAGAAGTTATATTAAAGATAACGAAAAAACTAATATAAATGGCACGTGTAAGCTACAGCCAATATTCTACGTGGCATGGTTGTCCACAAAAATATAAGTTACAATATATAGATAAATTGGGTGAAACAGGTAGTAACATTCACTTCATTTTCGGAACTGCACTTCACGAAACAGTTCAACACTTTTTGTCCGTAATGTACGGTGTATCTAAGAAACAAGCATTGGAAATAGATATGACCTTGTTGTTGCAAAAGAATCTGATAAAGGAATTTACGGATACCAGAAAGAAACAAAAAGGTGTTGATCCGTGTACACAAGAAGAACTTGAAGAGGCGTTCGGTGATGGTAGATTAGCATTGAAACAATTTACTAGTAAGTTAACCAAATACTACTCTAAATCAGGATTTAAGTTATTAGGTATAGAATTACCACTTAATGCCAAGATACGAGATAATGTACATTTTATCGGTTTTATAGATGTGATATTACAAGATATATCATCAGATGAAATTATCATAATTGATATCAAAACCTCAACGAAAGGTTGGAGCAAATGGCAAAAGAATGATAAGACAAAAACATCACAGTTATTATTGTACAAAAAGTTTTATTCAGAAAAATATAATGTTTCAATGGATAGAATAAGGGTGGAGTATCACATTTTCAAACGAAAGATAGATGAAAATGCACAATACCCAATACCGAGAATAAGTAAGTTCGTACCTGCAAATGGTAAACCGTCAATAAACATGGCATGGAAAGGATTCATGGAATTTGTAGATACCGTATTTGATGAGGATGGAAATAGACGTACTAACATAGATTACCGAACCAATGTTACCAGACTTTGTGACTGGTGTGAGTTTTCCGAACGTAAAATTTGTAAAGATTTTAAGTAGAAATATGATAGCATATAGAATTTGTGAACGAAAAAACGGTAAATTACATACGTTATTTCATGCCTTAAATGGTACACGAGAATTACCAATGAATGAGTGGTTAACTGCTGATATCAAAGAGGTATGTGATGGTAGTAGAAAGACATCAAAGATGTATACATCGGGATTTCACGTACTAAGAGATATAGATGATTGTAGAAAGTTCGTAAAGAAATTCAGAAGAGAACGTGACCTCGTATTAGTTGAATGTGAGGTGACTGGTATCCGAGATAAAGCACATAGTACATCAAACGTACTTGTAACCGATAAGATAAAACTAACCAGAGTAGTAGAGAAACTACATTTTACCTAGTATTTTCATTTCTTTTGTTTTTTTATATTTATATATAAATAAATACATAAAGAGATGACAAAAGACACGCCCACCAAATTAACTACGGTGAAGATTATCAAGAATATTTATTCTCGATTCAAACAGGCATCATTCGATAGCGATATAACACTACAAAAATTAGTAAATAGGTCTCTTACCAAATATGTTGAGGATTCAACATTTAGAGGTGAGATAAATAGTTATGCCAATTTGGAAACTAGTGGCTCACAATTTTAGTTGAGGTATATTTATACGTATGAGTATAAAGCTAAAAAATATAATAGATACTATTATACGAGAGATATCTGCGAGTGGCACCTGCAAAATAATGTAATTTAGATTAAATACAAACTACTAAATACCAAACGATTTTTGTAAAACTTTTATATTTATATATAGATGGGACGAAGGAAGAAATATCATACTGATGAAGAACGTGTACACGCAAAACGTGAACGGTGGAAGCGTTGGTATGACAAGAATAAAGATGAACATAACGACCATCGTATGAAGGAGTATTATGAAAAAAGAATCAACGAAATGGAAGAAAAATTGTCCAAGGAATTTAGAATGACTAAAGAAGATTACGATGATGAAATCCTTAAATTTAGAGGAACATTATTACAATTGTATCGTCACTGTGAGATAAAATATGGTAAAAAATTAAGAATTCAATCTAAAAGAGGAAGACCAAGAAAAATATGAATAAATTAGACGAACAATACAGAGGTATTTTAGCTGAACTCCTGTATAATGGAAGGGAAAAAGGAGATAGAACCGGAACCGGAACCTTATCTAAATTTGGAATGCAAATTAGACACTCAATGTCTGAAGGCTTTCCATTACTAACAACTAAGAAAATGCCATTTAAAACAATCACTACAGAACTGTTATGGTTTCTTAAAGGTGATACGAACATTAAATATCTTGTCAATAATGGATGTAACATTTGGAATGGTGATGCTTATAAGAGATATGAAATGGAATTTGAAAAAGGTAATGCCCCCGGTGAAACTTTGCTAGTTCAGAGAGTAGAAGGTAAATCTACTAAAAGAAAATTCTCAATGGAGAAGTTTATTGCAATGATTCAACATGATGATGAGTTTGCTAAGAAGTGGGGTGATTTAGGTCCTGGATATGGTTCGCAGTGGAGAAGTTGGAACTCAAGGCCATGGATACCCAGTGCATATTTAGATGAAAATGGGGCTCCTGTAATCAATGGTTCGCAATCAAAACATGGGGGTATGACTCGTGAGATTAAAGTTATAATTGATGGTATAGACCAAATCGAAAACCTAATCAACGAACTTAAAACAAATCCAGATTCAAGACGATTAATGGTTTCAGCATGGAACGTTGGTGAGATAGACCAAATGGTACTTCCACCATGCCATTATGGATTTCAAGTTTATACAAGAGAGTTGAGTTTTGAAGAAAGATTTAGATTATGGAACAGTACCTATATGCCTATGAGTCAACACACTACAGAAGATATTACAATGTTTAAAACGCATACAAAAGAAGAAAATGAAAAAGTATTTAGTGAAGTTAATGTCCCAACCAGAGCAATTTCTCTAATGTGGAATCAACGTTCAGTAGATACATTCTTAGGTTTAC